CGATCATTTATCGGGAGTAACAAAGCATGGCAAGTCAAATCTCGCCTGGTGTTATCGTCAAGGAAAGAGACCTGACAACTGGAACGGTTGTAAACTCTGTTGCAACTAATGCTTCAGTAGTTTCAACATTTCAGAAAGGTCCTGTTGGCGAAATCACACAGATCTCTTCACAGAGAGAACTAGTAGACACATTCGGTAGTCCAGGAGATTCAAACGCAGACGACTTTTTTGTCGCATCTGAGTTTCTGAACTATGGTGGTCGTCTTGGTGTTGTTCGTGCAGAAACTGGAGCAGTTAATGCTGGTTCTGCAGCGATCATCAGAAACAAGGTAGACTACGAATCAAGAATTGAGCAGACTACTCCAGCATGGAAGTGGGCTGCTAGAACACCAGGTATCTGGGGTAACGACTTTGATGTTGTTATCGCTGACCGAGGTGCTGACCAATATGTTAAATTTGCTTCTGCACCTGCTGGAATGGCTGCTGGTACAGATGTAACATTCTCTTCTGGTAAAGTTGGAGAAGTTCTATCTTATGATGCTGCTACTTTTGAAGCTGCTGTTATACTAAATGATCCTACATCTCGTGTTACTGCTACAGATACCCTCGATACTCCCGATGAGGGTCGTGTAACTGGAGTTACAGTTGGTTCAGGTGGTACAGGATATACTACTGGTTCTGCACTTGTAACATCAGGTGGTGGTGGATCAGGTGCTAAAGTAGACATTACAGTTTCTACTGGTGTACCTGCTACAGTTACTATCAGTGCTGGTGGTGCAACATACGGTGCTACTGGTACTAATGTCGCTACTTCAGGTGGTACTGGATCTAACTTAACTGTTGACTTCACTTCTACAGGTGGTGTTGTTGATGGTGTAACAATCAATACTGCTGGTACTGGTTATACAGTTGGAGATACTATCACAATTACTGGTGGTGGTAATAACGCAACCTTTACAATTGCTTCTGTTACTGGTGCTATCACTGGTGTTGCTGTTGCAACTGATGGTGCTGGACTTGGATATGCTGTTGGAGATCAGTTAGGAATCACTCAATCTGGTGGTGCATCTGGTGTTGCTACAGTTTCAACAATTCAAGACTCAACAATTGCTGTTACAGTTTCTGACTGGTGGACTAACACAAACACAGACGGTACTAAATCTGCTTCTGACGATGGTAAGATAAGTCTATCTGCTGTTGGTCCTCGTCCTGGTACTTCTGCATTCGCAGCAAACCTAGGATTAAGTTATGACGAAGTTCACGTTGGTGTTATCGAAAGATCAACTAAGACTGTTGTAGAGAGACTACAATATCTTTCTAAGTTTACTGACGGTGTATCTGCTGAAGGTGCTTCTGCTTACTATCCAACGATTGTAAAAGAAGCTTCAAACTTTGTTTACTTTGGTTCACATAATACTGCTGCACACAATCCAACATCTGCTGGTGCTGGACTTGCTGCTGGTACTGCTGGTTCTGCTGGAACCTCTGGTCAGAAGTTACAACTCTTTGGTGTTGTACAAACTTCATTGACTGGTGGTACAGATGACTATGCATATACAGTTGCTGAATTCTCAACAGGTTTAGACTTGTTTGCAGATAAAGAAACTGTTGATGTAGACTTCATCCTTATGGGTGGTTCAATGTCTACTGAGTCAGATACTAAGTTAAAAGCTGCTGCATGTATTACTAGTGCTAACCTTAGAAAAGATGCTATCGCATTCATTTCTACACACAAAGGTAATCAGGTATCTGGTACATCAGCACTTACAAGAACTGCACAGAAAGATAACACAGTTAACTTCTTCTCTGCTTTAAGTTCTTCTTCATACGCAGTGTTTGATAGTGGTTATAAGTATTTCTATGATCGCTTTAACGATTCATATCGTTACATTCCTTGCAACGGAGATGTTGCTGGTCTATGTGTAGCAACATCTACTACACTTGATGACTGGTACTCACCTGCTGGACTATCCCGTGGTGGAGTTCGTAACGCTATTAAGTTAGCATACAACCCAACACAAGCTGATAGAGACGAACTGTATCAGAATAGAATCAACCCAGTTGTTTCCTTCCCTGGTCAAGGTATCACTCTATTCGGTGATAAGACTGCATTGTCTTCACCTTCTGCATTCGACAGAATTAACGTTCGCCGACTCTTCATCAATATTGAAGGAAGAGCAGAAGGACTTGCTAAGGCAGTTATCTTTGAGCAAAACGATGAGACCACAAGACTTGGTTTCTCAAATGCACTAGGGTCATATCTCTCTGAGGTACAGGCACGTAGAGGTATCACTGACTTCCAAGTTGTATGTGATACAACAAACAACACACCTAGTGTTATTGACCGTAATGAATTTGTTGCTGAAGTTTATGTTAAACCAACACGTTCTATTAACTATATTACATTATCATTCGTTGCAACACGTACTGGAGTTTCCTTCAGTGAAGTTGTAGGTCGCTCATAAATTAACCACAAACAGTAGGAAGGTAAAAGAAAATGGCTATTAACTCAAACGTATCTGAGTTTCTGCAGAAAATCAAACAGGGCGTTAAGCCCAATATGTTTGTTGTCGATATACAATTCCCTGGTACTCTTGCCAAGGGAAATGTCGATAAAGACTTAATCAACATACTTTGCAAGTCTGCAGCACTCCCTGCATCTAACCTAGGTGTAATAGAAGTCCCATTTAGAGGACGCTCAGTAAAAATCTCAGGTGATCGCACCTTTGATACATGGACTGCAACATTTGTAAACGATGAAGATATGAGAATTCGCTCATTCTTCGAGCAATGGTCTGCAGCAATCAATTCCCACGAGGGAAATGTTTCAACTCTATTCAGACCAGAAACAACTGGTTCTGGATATATGGCTGACTTGTATGTGAAGCAACTTGAAAAAGACTCCACAACAAACGGTAATATAATTAGAGAATACAAACTACACCACGCATTCCCATCTGCTGTCTCTCAAATCGATCTTGCTTATGATAGCAACGATCAGGTTTCTGAGTTCACAGTTGAGTTCCAATTATCTTATTGGACTGCGGTATCTGGAGACGCAGCAGGATCTAATCCTCCTGGAGTTCAAGAGGTGGTCACAGTAGCATAAAATCTGAACGTATAAATAAGTTTAGATCTAGCGTAAGAATTTATTATGAGTCAGTTATTTGGCTTTCAAATAAACAAGAAGGAGGATCGAAGGGGTCAATCTCCAGTTCCTCCTAATGCTGACGATGGCATTGCCGTTGCAGCTGGTGGTTATTTTGGCACGTATGTCGAGACTGACGCACAAGCAAGAAATGAATATGATCTCATCAAAAGGTATAGGGACATGTCTCTACACCCAGAGTGTGATGCTGCTGTTGATGATATTATTAACGAGTTTGTGGTTAATGACTCGAATGATAGTTGTGTAGATATTAATCTGGATAATCTAGAAGTAGGTAATTCAGTAAAGAAAAGAATTCGGGAGGAGTTTGGTTACATCAAACGTCTCCTGAATTTTGATGTTAAGGCACACGAGTTAATTCGTAACTGGTACATTGATGGTAGGATGTATTACCACAAGGTAATCGACTTAGCAGAACCGAAGAAAGGTATAACAGAACTTCGGTATATCGACCCTATGAAGATTCGTAAGGTCAGACAAAAAATTAAAGATCCTCTTGAAGATCCAACAACAGTCAGAGGAACTGCATTGGAACATGAGTGGGGCAACTACGTTGACTACTATGTTTTCAATCCAAAAGGTTTTGGTAGACAATCCTCATTAACTGGACCAGGTGACTTCACTGGTAACCAAGGCATCAGGATGGCCTTCGACTCAATAACATACGCACACTCTGGTCTACAAGACATGAACAAGCGTATGACTTTGAGTTTCCTTCATAAAGGAATTAAAGGTCTCAATCAATTAAGAATGATTGAAGATGCATTAGTCATCTATAGATTATCAAGAGCACCAGAACGTAGAATATTTTACATCGATGTAGGTAACCTTCCAAAGGTTAAAGCAGAGCAATACCTACGTGATGTAATGTCTCGTTATAGGAACAAACTTGTCTATGACTCACAAACAGGTGAGATAAGAGACGACAAGAAGCATATGAGTATGCTAGAAGATTTTTGGTTACCTCGTAGAGAGGGTGGTCGTGGAACTGAGATCACCACCTTACCTGGTGGACAAAACCTAGGGGAACTCAAGGATGTTGAGTATTTTAAAAAGAAACTTTATAATTCTCTCAACCTTCCTCCTTCACGG